GATTCGCCCAGTAGACGAGCGAGTCGACGTCCTGATAGTAGAGGATCGAGAATCCGTCAGCGTCGCCGAGAAACAGCCGCGATATCCAGATGTCGATGTCCTTCGGCGTGACCGTCACTGTGTAGTCGTTCCCGCATTCGAGGTCGAGCTGCGCTGAGTGGTAGAACTCGTAGTCCATTGAAATAGAATCGCTTCTTGTCGCGGATTCCTCAATGTCTGAGGTGAGCGTGAACACTTGGAATTTATCGTCCCATGTGCAGTTGCTCCGGCTGATTCTGCCGTACTGCGTAACCGAGCCATCTGGGAAGGTGACATCGAACCGTTCATATGGCTCGTACGTCCACGCGTCGCCCATGCGGAGCAGTTCGCAGATCGTGCGGTTGTCGCTCCGGTAGCCCGCCGTTCCTCCACTGAATCCGCTGACCGTCGCCGTAAACCTGAGCGTGTTGGACGCGCCGGAATAGACGCGCACCGTGCTGCCCCTGATCCGCATCTCAATGGTGTAGGTGGTCGGATCAGTACGAATATCGGATGATGGTGTCTGCTGAATTGACTGCGAGCAGCTGCCAAGCTTCGTGCCGCCGTTCCACAGCTCCACGGCCTGACTACTGTAGTTCAGGCAGCAGAAAAGACTGCTACAGAAAATGCCAGCCTTGCCGGTGCTGCCTGCCGGAAACGCGATACGCGCCCGGAGGTGGATGTCCCTGAATCCGTCATAGTTCCACGCGAACTGGCCGCTGCCGTCAAGCTGCGAATACACGCGGGATTCGGAATATTCATCCGACCGCCAGACCTTCCACGAACCTGACAATGTCTGCCAGTACCCTGTGTCGAGCATGCCGTAATCCTCAAAATCCTCGTACCAGATGAGCGCGGAGTCCGGCTTCCGGCGCAGGACTTCCGTCGTGAGCTTGAAGCCCTTGTCCGGCTGGCACTCGTTGCCGTCCACGTCGATGAAGTGGCGCGGAGACAGCGTGAAGGACGCGCTCCCGGCGGAAGGCTCCTCCCTGAATGCCGAGCAGACGCGAAATCCATAGAACTGCACGTCCTTCACATCGACCGATACCGTGATGGTATGCGTCCCCGCGGAGAATGAAATGCCATCCGCGAGTGAAGCCCAGAAGGTGCTTCTCCAGTACGGCCACCAGAGCCGAGACTCAGTAAAATGCTTCTGCGTTCCGTCGATTGAAACGTAGATGCCGTTCTTGTCCCAGAAGGGATAGCAGAGCCGGACGGCGATGTCGTAGATTCCGGCGTTGAAAATAGAGAAGGTATATGTCGCCTCGCCCTTGTCACCCATGATGGCGATTCCGTTCTCCGAGGATACGATACCGGTATAGCTGTTCGGCGTTCCGTCATGATCCACATAGATCGTACCGAACGAGGTCTTCTGCGTCTTGCTGTAGGCAGTCAGATACCTGCGCCGGTTGTAGGTGCCGCTCATCAGCGGATAGTCGTAGCTTGAAGCGTCCTGACCTTCCGCAAAGTCGTAGACCTGCGGGAAGGCGTACGGCACTTTGTTGTAATCGTCCCAGTACGCGAGGATCGGAATAAACGGCTGCGGAGCGGCGTCATCCGTGAAGTTGTACTTGCCGGTCATCCAGTTCTTTGCGGCGTAGTAGGTGTTGGACGTTCCGCGGTAGGTCTTCCCGAGATTCTCCGGCGTATCGTAGATCTGCCAGTTCCAGCCGTAAGCGGGAAGTCCCATGAACACCTTCTCCGGTGTCATTGCGGTGACGGCGTAATCGTATATGCCGTCAAGCCAGTCCTTCGGAGAGACAGGCCCCGGAGCGCTTCCGGCCCACGCCATACCATAACTCATTATGGCCGCTGTATCGCAGTACGGATTCAGATCGGCGTAAACGCACCAGTTCTCGCCGCCGACTGAGCCGTTGACTGAGTTCATGCCCGGCAGGCAGATGTTGACCTTCTTTGTGCTGTCGTATGCCTTGACCGCGTTCCAGATGTTGCGGAACATTGCCGTGGACTTGGCGTGTGTGGAGTAATCGCCGCCGCGCTCAAGGTCGATGTCGACGCCAGCGCACCACGGATACTTCTCCATAATCCGCACGAGTTCTGTCAGGAACTTTTCCTGAGCTCCGTCGGTGTTCTCCCGGAGAGCTGTGAATACGCTTGACGTGCCGTCGTTGCGAACAGTCAGCAGCCACGTGATGTGTGGGTATTTATTGATATACGTCAGCATGTCGCTGATGGCCACGCCGGATTCCGTAATCGTTCCGGTCGCGTCGACCTTGAAAGAAAAGAGACCTACCTGCGAGAGGCGGTCTCCATAGTTTTTCAGCGCGGTGTACATCCGGGCGTTTCCCATGAACGTCCAGACCATGCACTTGCGGCCTTTTAAGATATCCAGACTCATATCACATCACCGTCCTCCATCTCCTGAAACTCCACATACAGCCTTGCCGACTTCTTCTCCTCAACCGTAACCGGATGCTTGCTGTCTCCGGCGGCGGAGTACTGAAAGAAGCCGTCCTTGTCTGTCGCTGATCCGTTTTTCAGGCATTCTCTTGTTGAGGCAAGGAGCGAGAGTTCATCACCAGCACTTGCCGCTTTCGTGAAGGTCGCCTTATGCGCTCCCGCACCGAGTCCGAGAGAAATGCTCCCGGCAGCCATGTTCTGGTTTGGATAGATTTTCCAGTCAAGTCCGGTCGAGGTCTTGCCGAGATTAAAAATAATGCAGGTGGCGCTCCCTCTGACGATACCGTTGAAGAACCGCTTCCCGGAAACAGCGTATTCATCGCCGGTCGCATACTTCTTTTGCAAGGTCTCGGTATTGATGACATACCCGGAAAGCATCGCGCCTTCCTGCAGCATGAGGTCTGTAAACCAGAATGTCCCGGTGCAGTCGGTGACCACAGGCTTTACGGTGACGCTCACGATCCGCTTATCCTCTTTCTTATCGATTGTCTCCGTGAATCTTGTGAATATCGGCATAATCAGTCACCGTCCTGCGTCCACTGAATCTCGCTGACATGTCCCACCCAGCCGGTCGCGATAGAGCCGCCCTGCAGGAACATATCCGTGATGTAAATTGTGCCGGTGCAGTCCGTCACGCAGACGCGGATGCGGATTTTCTTCACGCGTCCATTTTGCGGAGAAACCGCTTGCGCCATATGATTAAAAGAAGCCATCTGAATACCTCCTCAAATCAGGTCAATGAACCGAGTCTCGGTCGTACCATCCTCATATTCGAATGTCACCTCGATACCGACCTGGCCGTTGTCGCCCATAGATAAATCCTCGGACGCGATCTGGCAGGAGAAGGTATAGCTGTCGCGGTTTGCAGGAGTAACAGTCTGCGTCAGGCTTTTCGTTGTGTTCAGTGCGCCTTCGCATTTGAAGGAGGCTGTTCCGGATACGCCGTTCTCGGAATCGACCTCGAAGCCGGAGTTCTCCCAGTAATTGAGTCCGCTGTCGGCGCGGGAATTGCGCAGGTGATTGAACGGCACGAGGTCTTTCATCTCCTGACTGTCCACCAGATCTGCGCCGGAGAGCATATCCGCCGCCGCGTCCCACTGCGAGGAGGAATCGCCGAGTTCCCGCAAAGTCGTAGATAATTCGAGCACTGTATTCCACGGCTCGAGCAGATTGTATTCCCGGCGAACGATTCGCGTTTTGACGCTGATGTTCAGCTCGTCGTCCCTGACCGTCACGATGTCGCCAAGCTTCCAGGACTCGTGCTCATAGCCTGTCAGCACGGACAGATCCATCGCGTTCAGGACATAGGAAATCCTCGGCGCGGCGTAGTCAGCAAGCCGCATTTCAGCGTATTCGAGCATCTGGTAAGGGTTCGTGAAATTCGAGCAGTCGAGCGTCGATACCCGGATTTCATTGGTGTAGGTGGTGTCCTCGACATATTCCTTTCCGCCGTTGATGGACGCGAACGTCATGCCGTCCTTGCCGTAGGCGTAGAGCCGGGTGATCAGGCTCTGCGTATCGATGACGCGCTTTATCGACTTCATGTTCTTCTTGTAACAGAACAGTGCTCCGGAGTCCGTCCCGCTGAAGGTCAGCAGGCTCACGGTCTTGTTCGCGTTGTCGAAAATCAGGTCTCCTCCATGCAGATCCTGCACCTTTCGCAGAATCGCGAGCGCGTTTTTCTCCTGACATGTCCAGGTGCGCTTGGTCCGTTTGTTGACGGTTCCGACTATCCAGCCGGTGTCCTGCAGCGCGTACGCCATCGGCACGTCGGCGGTATCCGCGTTGAAGGTGATCTCGGCTTTCTTTGTAGAGAATCCCAGGTCATAGAACGCCGCCTCAGCATAGACAGAGGTAATCGCCGTGCCTTGCTCGTTCTTCTCGTCCGTGATCGTTCGGATGCGGTAACTGTCATCACCGACCTTAACCTGCTTCTCGTTCTCGAGATATTTGCGCTTCTCATCCCGGAAAGGCAGGCTGAACTCCAAGGTATCGATGCCGTTTATCTCTCCAGTGATGATAACGTCGTAGGCGTTTTCGAGCACCGCTTCCTGTCCGCCGTCCAAGTCGAGAACGGCCAGTAATTTCTTTTCAGCAGCCACGCGATCACCTCCATCTGCTGCGGGCCTGAATGGTCAGTTTCTTGAACGCCGACTCGCCGGGCGTCGAAAGCGCGATGCTTCTTACCGTTGGCGTTACCGATGAATCCGTTGTTGTCAGCGTCACGCGGAACTTGATGTATTTCGCGGAATCCGACTGCACCATGTTATCCGCGCCGGGAGCCGCCCAGTCGCTCCATGTAGAGAAATCGTCCGAAGTGGATGTTTCGACAGAGACGCTTGTTCCCGTCGGCGTATCAGCAGTCAGGGAAACGTAGCACTTCCCCGTAATTCCATATTCCATGGCGGCGGTTGTGAGGTAGCCGCTTGTCGCGTAGACGGAATCCGTCGCCTTGAGCGTAACAGCATCAGATGTCGTCAGCCCGTCCACATCCGCGGTTGAATCCGCCGCATTGCAGGTGAGCGATTCCTGAAACCAGAGCGCGATGTCGTCCGCTGTAAGACTCGAGTCGCAGTCGAGGAACCAGTCGTCGAAGTTTCCGGCGTACCAGTAGGATTCCGCGTGCATGCCCCAGATGAGGTCGGCCATGCAGGATCGGTTGAGCTCGCCCGTAAAGCTGACCGCGTCGGATATCCATACTTCTCCGGAGCTTCTGCTCCCAAGAACATACTGCGCGGTATGACTGTCCGGTTTGATGACCGCTGCGATGAAGTACCATAGCCCGTTGGTCAGCGTGATGCTCGGCGTGAAATCCTGATCGAGGATCAGCGTGCCGGACGAGTTGTACAGCATGAGTCGAGGTTTCCCGGAGTGCAGCGACAGGTAGAATATCGGGTTGCCGGTTCCCTGCCGGGTGTTGAGCAGCGGGCAGAAAGTGTTCCCGACCGAGTAGGTCGTGGGCATGAACCATCCGCCGACAGCAATCGTCTTTCCGATATTCGAGAACAGAGTTCCATCATTTGAGACTTTCAGGTATGTCTGCTCGGTCGACGGGTTGTTGATGTTCATGCGGAACGAGCGTCCGAGATGTCCTGCTTGCAGTGACGCGGTGGTGCCGCTCCACTTGTTGATTGACACTTTTCGGTTTTTCCCGGAAGAATCCGCAAGGCAGGTGTCGGAGTCCGGCGCGGATTCATTGAAGCGCCACAGACCGTCCGTTCCCCATGATGCGGGTACCTGCCCGGTGAACTTGTCCTGCGTGCTGAGCGTCTGAACCGTCGTCTCCGTGGTGCTGTCTGCTTCGATTGTGATGGTGTTTGCGCCGACCTTGAGCGCCGGGAAGTCGAGACTTTCCAGAAGCGGCAGTCCGTTGCGCAGCGTATTGCCGTCTGAGTCCGTGACCTTTGCCGTCATGAGCGAGGAATCGATCACAAGAATCTCGCTTTCCGTAAGCACGCCGTTTATCTGCAGGCTGCTGCCGTTCGTGGTGATGATGGTGCTCTTTCCCTTGGCAAGGTCGGCTACAACGGAATAGACCGGAAGGGAGTCGGCGTTACCGAGGGAACGGCTGACTGTATGCTCGCCGGTATCTGTTATCTCGTAGGTTTCATCATTCTCCGCATACGCATACGGATCAGGGCATAAAAATGTCAGGTCGAAGGTGCAGGAGTTCCGCACGGCCTTGTCGAAGGAAAATCCGCCCTCAAGCCTTGCCTGATACACCCGTCCCGGCTCCTTGTCGAGGATGAGCGGGCATAGTCCGATGTCGGGATTAAGCCACGCGATGATCTCATCCTTCCGGGCGAGAAAGTCCTCGTCAGACTTGCCCGGCGGTATAAAGCAGGATATTTCTATCTTGCGTTCGCCGATGGTTTCTCCAAAGTCGAATACGCCCTCGCGTCCGGGAACGGTGATCGTATTGTTTGTAAAGTCCGGCATGCGGTTCTCGGCAGTCTGCCGGGTAGCAAGTTCCATCGACTGGGAAGTTATGCCGTTGAATTTAAAGCCCATCAGATCACCGATCCTTTCGCGCGTCTGCTTGCCACCAGCAGGTTGTTGAGCTGCTGCGAGATTTTCCGTATGTCGTCGTCACTGCGGACGCTCATGGTTTCAATATTGATAACCGGACCGCTGTTTCCGATGTTCTCGCTGACCGCGTCCTTTATCATGTTCCGCAGGGAGTTCACGCCGACCACAGCTTCTGCGCCAGCCTCGCCTCCGCCAAGGAGCGTATTGCCGGACTGTCCGAAGATGGTCGCGTCTTTCAAAATCATGCCGCCGTCCATCGCTTTCTTGTACCAGGAGACGGAAAAGTGCGGTATGCTTGGCGGGTTCAGACTGAAACTGCCTGTGATAGAGAAATGTGGGAGCTTGATTTTCGGCAGGCTCCAGCTGAAGTTGAATACCGATTTCAGCTTGCTCACGATGCCGGAGACAAAGCTCCAGATGCCGTTGAATACGGAACTGAAGGTACTCTTGATGCCGTTCAGGATTCCGCTGATCGTGCTCTTGATCGCGTTGAAGGCGGAGCTGATTCCGGATTTCATCGTGTTCACGGCATTCATCACAGCGGACTTGATGCCGTTCCAGACGGAAGTTGCTACGGATTTCACGGCATTGAAAACCGTTGAGGTGACCGTCTTTATCCCATTCCAAGCCGTAGTAACCACAGTCTTTATGGCATTGACCACAGTCGTGATGGCTGTCTTTATGGCGTTCCATACGGTCGTAACCACGGTTTTTATCGCGTTCAGCACCGTGGTTATCACAGTTTTATAGATATTGAAATAAGTCGTCACGACAGTCTGTATTGCAGAAAATATTGTGGTGAAGAATGTCTTGATGCCATTCCAGACCGTCTGGATCACCGTGCTGATGGCATTCATCACGGTTGTTGCGACAGTTTTTATTCCATTCCACGCACCGGACAGAAAGCTGCTGATTCCGTTTACAGCCGATGTGAATACATTCTTGATTGCCTCCCATATTGTGACGAAGAAGTCCTTCAGCGCCGTAAACACAGTGACTGCGACTTCCTTGATGTTGTCCCAGAGATTTATCCAGAAGTTCCGGAAGCTCTCACAGTTGTTCCAGAGATAAATAAATGCGGCTACCAGCAGTCCGATTGCTGTGATAATCAGCCCGATAGGATTCGCTGCCATTACGCCGTTTAACGCGGCCATGCCGGTTTTCACCACAGCCATCGCCGAGGATATCTTCGGGATGATCGTTAGAATCGTACCGACCGATGTGATGAGCTTGCCGACTACAATCAGCACAGGTCCGACTGCAGCCGCGACAAGGGCGATCTTTACAATGGTCTCCTGAACGGGAGCGGGGATGGAATTCCACACATCTGCAAACCGCTGGAGGGCAGCCGAGATATCCTGCAGCACCGGCTGAAGGACGGTCGCGAGGCTGTTTCCGATATCCGCGCCGACTTCCTTCAGCGAGTTCAGCGTCATCTGAAACTGGTCGATAGGATCGAGGGTTTCATTAAATGTGTTGTCGACGCTTCCCGCAAAGTCGCCGAGAGAGCCGGATAAATCATCAAGGTTCAGCTTCCCGGTCTGCACGGCATTGTAGATTGCCGCACCTGCCTTGCTGCCGAATAGGTCATAGGCGGCGGATAGCTTATCAGTATCGGATGCATTGGAATTCATCGTCTCCGAAAAATTCTTCATCGCATCGTCAAGGGAGATGCCGTCATCGGCGGCGTTCTTCATGGCTTTCTTAAGACCTGCCATAGCAGTGGAGGTATCAAGACCTGACATCTCGACCATGCCCATGAATCCGGCAGCCTCCTGCGCGGTCAGTCCCATTTCCTTGAACTGCGCCGCGTTCTGGGAGAGGTCGTTGGCAAGCGTATCCATTGAGATACCGGTCGCCTGACCTGTGGCGTTCAGAGCATCGAGGAGGTTCCCGGCATCGTTTGTTGACTGGCCGAAGGCGTTTAGAACCGAGGAGACGTTATCGACAGAGGTCGAAACATCCGTATCGTTCAGAGATGCGAATTTGATAAACTTCGCTGAAAGGTCGTCAAGGGCCTGCCCGGTAAGTCCGAAACGGGTATTGACCTCGCCGACTGCGGAGCCAGCGGTTTCAAAATCAGTCGGGATTTCTGTAGCCAGGTCCTTTACGATCTGGTTCATTTCCTCGAGGGCATCTCCGGTAGCGCCGGTTTTCTGTTCGACGATATCAAGCCCGGAATCCACCTCGCTGAACGCCGCGAGAGAAGCCGCGCCGATAGCAGCAATCGGAGCCGTCACGCCTTTGGAGAGAGATTCGCCCACGCCGGATATTTTCCCGCCGACCTCCTGCATCTTGGAGCCGGTTTCTTTGAGCGTCGCCTCGATAGAGGAGTCGGTATTCTTGACTTCCTTCTCGAGGTTCTTCAGCTCGTTCTCGGTTTCGATGATTTCCCGCTGCCACGCGTCATACTGCTGTTGCGTGACGGTGCCGTTTTTCAGGCCTTCATCCATCTGGTCCTGGACGGATTTGAGCTGGGAGAGCTTATCCTTTGTTTCCGTGATAGCGGTCTGCAGGAGCTTCTGCTTCTGCTCGAGCAGAGTGGTGTTGGTCGGATCGAGCTTCAGGAGCTTATTCACATCCTTCAGCTGTGTCTGGGTGCTTTTGATTTCCTTGTTGACGCCAGACAGAGCCTTCGAGAGGCCGGTCGTATCGCCGCCAATTTCAACAGTTATGCCTTTAATTCTGTCAGCCATACAGACCTCCTCTCGTTAGAATCTGTCCATCATTTCCTGTGTCGCGATTTCCGGGTAATCCCAGTCGTCGTTGCTCATTTCGGCATACATATCGTTGACCGTGCCGATGGTGAGCAGGTCAAGTTCAGAGATACTCAATCCGATCTGCACACACCGCAGCAAAAAGAGCGGAGTCGTCATTTCCCGCTCTGTCTGGCGATGTTTTTTTTAGAACTGACCTGCTGTTC